CGAGGTATGGACGGAGATCGTGCAGCCTGCGCTCGCCGACCGCAAGGGGTGGGCGCTGTTCATCGGCACACCCGCCGGCATGAACCTGTTCGCCGAGCTGTACTACAAGGCCGGGAACCTCGAGGATTGGGTCGCCAAGAGATACACCGTCAACGACACCGACGCGCTCGACCCCGACGAGGTCGCTCGCCTGAAGCGCGACATGTCCCCCGAGGCGTTCTCTCGCGAGTTCCTGTGCGACTTCAGCGCGGCAGGCGACGACCAGCTCATCTCGCTCGCCGACGCCGAGGCCGCGTCCGAGCGCGAGTACCAGGACGGCGACATCATCGACTCTCCGCTAGTGATCGGCGTCGATCCGGCCCGGTTCGGCGATGACCGCAGCGTCATCATGCTGCGGCAGGGGCTGCGCGCCGAGGAGCCGATCATCCGCCACGGCATTGACAACATGTCGCTCGCGAGCCTGGTCGCCAACGTCATCGAGGATCGCGACCCCGACGCGGTGTTCATCGACGCAGGCGCTGGTGCCGGCGTGATCGACCGCCTACGGCAGCTCGGCTACGACGTCACCGAGGTCGCGTTCGGCGGCAAGGCGACCTACCCGAACCTGTTCGTCAACAAGCGCGCCGAGATGTGGTGGGCTGTCAAGGAGTGGCTCGAGGCCGGCGGGGCGATCCCTGACGAGTCGACGCTGAAGGTCGAGCTGTCGACGCCGACCTACTCCTACGACACGGTCGGACGCCGCGTCCTCGAGTCGAAGGACGAGATCAAGAAGCGACTGCAAGGCGGCGGGTCGCCCGACATCGCCGATGCGCTCGCGCTCACGTTCTCGTTCGCCGTCAGCAAGCAGTTGCCGCGCGAGGTGCGCGACCGCATCACGAAGCGCGGCAGCGACTACGACCCCTACGAACGGGAACCGTAATCGCATCATGGAGGAATAGAGTCATGGTCAGGCAGGCAACCGAACAGGACGTCGACCAATTGACCGCAATGGCACGCGAGTTCATCGGCTACAGCGCGTATGGCACGATGATCGCGCCAGCCGACGATGACATACGCACGGGCATCATCTCCGTCATCCGATCCGGCGTGATGTTCGTCGCCGAGGTCGATGGCAAGCTGGTCGGCGTCATCGCGGGGATCATCGCTCCGATGTGGTTCGCGCCGAGCATTTCGTGCGCCGTCGAACTCGCCTGGTGGGTTGATCCGGCGCACCGCATGACGCGCATCCCGTTCCGCCTGATTGCGGCGCTCGAGGAATGGGCAAAGGAATCGGGCGCGAGGCTTCTGTGCATGAGCGAACTCGTCATCAACGGCGAGACGCCAATCGCGAGGATGCTGTCGCGCATGGGATACGTCAACACCGAACGCTCTCACGTGAAGGAAATCTGACATGGCAGGAATCTCCACCATCATCGCCGGCGTCGCCGCCGGCATCGCCGCTGCCGGAACGAGTTACTCCATCGTCGCCGGCGAGCGCGGTGCCGCTGCGCAGGAGAAGGCGATGAAGCAGCAGCAGCAGGCGCAGACGGAGGCGGCCGCGCAGGCTCGCAGCCAGCAGCGGCAGTCGGAGATCGCCATGTCGGCAGCGAACCGCCGCAAGCCGAACATCGCCGCCATCATGGACAACGCCGCCGAGGGAAGCATGGGCGGCCCGTCCGGAACCATGCTCACCGGGCCGATGGGAGTCAATCCGCAGGATCTCCAGCTCGGGCGCTCGTCGCTCCTCGGAGGCTGACATATGAGCCAGTACACCGGAGACAACTCCTCGTATCCCGATGCTCCCACGCGGGATCGGCTGTTTACCCGGTGGGGCCAGCTCAAGAGCGAGCGCGCGTCGTGGCTGGCGCATTGGCAGGAGATCACCTCCTACCTGCTCCCGCGCAACGGGCGCTACTTCCGCCAGGATCGCGACAAGGGCTGGCGCAGGCACAACGCCATCTACGACAACACCGGGACGCGCGCGCTCCGCACCCTCGGCGCGGGGCTGATGTCGGGCGCGACCTCGCCGGCGCGGCAATGGTTCCGGCTCGCGACGCCCGACCCGGAGCTGAACTCGTACCAGCCCGTCAAGCTCTGGCTCGACGACGTCACCAAGCGCATGCAGCGCGTGTTCCAGAAGTCGAACACCTACCGCTCGCTGCACCTGATGTACGAGGAACTCGGCGCGTTCGGCACGGGCGCGAGCATCGTGCTGCCCGACTTCGAGCAGGTCATCCACCACTACCCGCTCACGACGGGCGAATACTGCATCTCGACCGACGCGCAGGGGCGAGTCTGCACCCTGTACCGCGAGTTCGAGATGACCGTCTCGCAGATCGTCAAGGAGTTCGGCCTTGAGAAGTGCAGCGTGTCGGTGCAGAACATGTACCGCACGGGCAACCTCGACCAATGGGTGCCGGTCATCCACGCCATCGAGCCTCGCGCCGACCGCGACATGTCGAAGCGCGACGGCAAGAACATGCCGTTCGGGTCGTGGTACTTCGAGGTCGGCGGCGAGGACGGCGTGTTCCTGCGCGAGAGCGGGTTCATGCAGTTCCCCGCCGTCTGCCCCCGCTGGTCGGTGGTCGGCGGCGACATCTACGGCAACAGCCCCGGCATGGAGGCGCTCGGCGACATCAAGCAGCTCCAGCACGAGCAGCTCCGCAAGGCGCAGGCCATCGACTACCAGACCAAGCCGCCGCTCCAGGTGTCGGCCGGCATGAAGAACCGTGACGTCGACACGCTCCCCGGCGGGATCACGTTCGTCGACGGCGCGTCGCAGGGAATCCGCAGCGCGTTCGAGGTGAACCTCAACCTGAACTACCTGCTCCAGGACATTCAGGACGTCCGCGAGCGCGTCCGTGGCGCGTTCTACGCCGACCTGTTCCTGATGCTGGCGACGCAGCCGAACACCCGCATGACCGCGACCGAGGTCGCCGAGCGCCATGAGGAGAAGCTCCTCATGCTCGGCCCCGTCCTCGAGCGCCTGCACAACGAGCTGCTCGACCCGCTCATTGACATCACGTTCACGCGCATGGTGCAGAGCGGAATGCTGCCGCCGGCACCAGAGGAATTGCAGGGCATGGACTTGAACGTCGAGTTCGTGTCAATGCTCGCGCAGGCGCAGCGCGCCATCGGCACCAACGCCGTCGACCGCTTCGTCGGGAACCTCGGCTCCATCGCGCAGATGAAGCCCGACATCCTCGACAAGTTCGACAGCGACCAATGGGCTGACATCTACGCCGACATGCTCGGCGTCGACCCGTCGCTCATCATCGCCGACAAGGAGGTCGCCGTCCTGCGGCAGGCTCGCAACCAGGCGATGGCCGCGAAGGAGCAGGCCGCCGCGATGGAGCAGCAGTCGAAGACCGTCCGCAACATGGCGGCCGCCCCGACCGGAAACCAGAACGCCCTGACCGATGTGATGAACATGTTCTCCGGGTACGGCTCGCCGTCCGGGGTCGAACTCTAAACGAAGGAACCACAATGCCCTACATGAAGGCCGGAACGAACCTCCTGTTCGACAGCACGACCAACGACGTCGTCGGCATCAAGGACGATGACGGCAGCGAGCTGTACTTCCAGATCATGCGGAACGAGCCGATCTACTTCGCCTCGACCGCAGCGGTGTCAATCGTCGCCCCTGCGGCGACTTTCACCACGCTGACCTATGAGGACAGCAGCGGCAGCGTGCGTCTGGTGAGCGCCGGCGTGCATGGCCTCAACAACGCCGTCGCGCAGAACAAGCTCGTTCGCGTCACCTGGGCTGGCGGTACTGGTGTCAACGGCCTGTACACCGTCACCGACGTCAGCGCGGCCACCACGAAGATCACCATCAACTACCCGTTCGCTGCTGGCCTCGGCACCCCGACCGTGTCGGTCGTTGGCACCGACATCACCCTCGGGTCGGCGACCATCCCGGCGAACCGAATCAAGCTCGGTATGGAACTTGAGATCGATGCGCTGTTCGCGATGACGGGAAGCGCAAACAACAAGACCCTCAAGGTCAACATCGGCGATGCTGGATGGTATTCGCAGGCGGTTGCCGGATCGAACGTGAGTGTGTCCCTTGATAAGCAGGCGTGGGCGAACACCGCCACTACCCTTGTCTCGAACGCCCTTGCTGCCCCCGGACACGGAGCGTCGACCGGCGCGAACGTCACCATGACGCCGACCGGCGGATTCGGAATCGCGCAGACGTTCGCCATCACCGGGCAGATCGCGACCGCGAACGAGTTCATCACGCTCGAGGCGTGGAGCTTCAAGATCACCAGCACGTAACGGGAACCGTAAGAAATAGACGCACAGATATCTTTCGGCCGTGAGCCAGTACGACCCTCTCGACCTGCGTGGGCAGGAGCGCGACAAGCAGAACCGCGAGCTGCGCGACAGGTTGGCGAGGGAGGCCGAGGAATCGGACGTCAAGTGGCTCATGGCGAGCAGGCGCGGCAGGCGGATCGTCTGGCGCATGCTCGACCAGGCAGGCGTGTTCCGGTCATCGTTCAACACCAACGCGATGACGATGGCGTTCTCGGAAGGCGCACGGAACTCGGGACTTCGGATGCTGGCAATCGTCCACGGTTGCTGCCCCGAGCATTACCCGACCATGATGAAGGAACAGACCGATGAGCGAACCAATGATGATGGAAACGGCTGAAACCACCACACAAGCCGCTCCTGCATCAGAGTCCCCGTCCGGCGTCGCGGCGACGGCCGAGAAGCTGTACGGGGGAGAGCAGAAGGCGACCACGACCCAGGACTCGCAAGCCGCAGACGCGGCCGCTGCGAGCAAGGCCGAGGCGACCGATGCGAAGACCGATGCGCCGGCTGCGGACACCAAGCCGCAGGGCGCGCCGGACAAGTACGAGTTCAAGGCCGAGGAAGGGCGAGCGTTCGACCCCGAGGTCATGGAAGCGTATAGCACGGTCGCCAAAGAGCTGAACCTGTCGCAGGAAGCCGCGCAGCGCGTCCTCGACGCTATGGCCCCCAAGATGGCCCAGCGTCAGCAGGCGCAGATCGAGGCCGTTCGAGCGGAGTGGGTGACCAACTCCAAAGGCGACAAGGAGTTCGGGGGCGACAAGCTCTCCGAGAACCTCGGTGTCGCCAAGAAGGCGCTCGATGCGTTCGGCACCGCCGAACTCCGCAGTCTGCTCAATCAGTCCGGCCTGGGCGATCACCCGGAGGTGATCCGGTTCATGTACCGCGCAGGCAAGGCGATCAGCGAGGATCGGTTCGTCGGCGGCGCTCCTGCCGTTGGCAAGGGCGCCCCGAAGGGCTTCTCCGATTTCGCTGACGTTCTTTACTCCAACACCTAATCCCACGAAAGGGGACAAGCAATGGCAACTCTTTCCACCTACAACCTGACGCTCGCCGATTGGGCGAAGCGCACCGATCCCGAGGGCCGCGTTCCGGTCGTCGCGGAACTCCTCTCGCAGACCAACGAGATCCTCGAGGACTGCGTCTTCAAGGAGGGCAACCTCCCGACCGGCGACCGCGTCGTCATCCGCACGGGCCTCCCGAGCGTGTACTGGCGTGCGCTCAACCAGGGCATCCCGAACAGCAAGTCGACGACCGCGCAGGTCGACGAGGCTTGCGGCATCCTCGAGGCTCGCAGCGAGGTTGACAAGGATTTGGCGATGCTCAACGGCAACACGGCGCAGTTCCGCCTGTCCGAGGACGTCGCGTTCCTCGAGGCGATGAACCAGACGCAGGCGACCACGCTGTTCTACGGCAACCCCGCCACCGACCCGAAGCAGTTCCTCGGCCTCGCGCCGCGTTACTCGAGCAGCACGGCCGGCAACGGTCAGAACGTGCTGAAGGCCGGCGGCTCGGACGCCACCAGCAACACGTCGATCTACCTCGTCGTGTGGGGCGACCAGACCGCGTACTGCCCGTTCCCGAAGGGCAGCTCGGCCGGCCTCATGCATGAGGATCTCGGCGAGCAGACCGTCTACAACAGCGATGGCACCCGCCTCCAGGCATACGCCACCCGCTACCAGTGGAAGAACGGTCTGGTCGTGAAGGACTGGCGCTACGTCGTCCGCATTTGCAACATCGACACCGATGACCTGATGGCCCAGAGCGGCACGCAGGAAGCCGGCGACTCGACGGCAATCATCAAGATGATGAGCCGCGCCCTGTACCGCATCCCAAACATGTCGATGGGCCGCGCGGCCTTCTACATGAACCGCACCGTCCACAGCGGCCTCGCAATTGCTGCGCTCGACAAGAGCCAGTACGTCCTGAAAGTGAACGAGGGTCTGTCGCAGTTCGGCACCCCGTACAGCTGGCTGTCCTTCCAGGGTGTTCCGCTCCGCAAGGTGGACGCCATCGTCAACACCGAAGCCGTTGTCTCCTAATAGGGGACAGAAGGGAATCCTCCAATGATTACTGACGTCCTCCTCACCGTTTCCGGCAGCAACACGCCGGGTTCCGCCATCACCGGGCAGGCCATCACCGCCGATGCGGTCAGCACCAACACCATCGACCTCGGCACCGCGCGCGACATCGGCGAGGGCGAGAAACTCTACATGGTGTTCACCGTGATCGAAGCGTTCAACACCCTGACGAGCCTCGATCTTGAGGTCATCATCTCGGCGAACGCGAACCTCTCGTCGCACACCGTTCTCGCCGAGACGAATGCAACTCTTGCAAACTCCGGTCTCGTGGCCGGCAAGCAGTACGTGGTTGCCCTGCCCCCGCAGATTGCAAGCCTCGGCCTGCGCTACCTCGGCGCTCGGTACGACGTGAACGGCACGAACCCGACGACCGGCAGCATCCTCGCCGAAATCGTCCACGGCATCCAGGACGGCCGCAAGTTCTACGCTTCCGGCTTCTCGGTGACCTGATAGGAGAACACGATGGCAAAGGTCAAGGCAAAGGTCGTCTGCTTCGTGGACAACCACTACCGTCACGAAGGCGACGTGTTCGAGTACAACGGCCCGTTCAACGGAAACCTCGAGTACCTCGAGGCGCCCGAGGAGAAGGCCGTCGAAGAGCAGCCTGTTCGCAAGCTTCGGAAGCCCAAGAACGCCGCGACCGAAGCATCGGAGTGATCCTCGGATTGTGACTTGACAGGAGGGGCGTCGGCGGGAAACCTCGACGCCCCTCCTGTTCCTGATAGGAGGCCGGCATGGCATCGGTCGTTGACATCTGCAACCTCGCGCTCGCACACCTCGGGGACGACGCGACCGTCGCCAGCATCGACCCTCCGGAGGGATCGGCACAGGCAGAGCATTGCGCGCGGTTCTACCCCATCGCGCGCGACACCCTCCTCCAGACGCACGCATGGAACTTCGCCTCGCGCCGAGCCTCGCTCGCGCAGGTCACCATGCCGTACACGATGTGGAAGTACGCATACGCGGTTCCCGGCGACATGATGACCGCCGTCGCCGTCCTTCCGCCCGAGGCGCAGAACGACTACGCCACGCGCTTCTCGCCGGCGGAATACCCGTACTACAACGCGAACTTCTCGCCGATGCTGGCCGCTGGGCAGTACGTTCCGCAGCGGTACTCCATCGAGACTGACACGCTCGGGAACAAGGTGCTGTACACCGACCAGGAGAACGCGCTCCTGCGGTACCAGGCGCTCGTCAACGACCCGACCAAGTTCGACCCGCTGTTCACGATGGCGCTGTCGTGGCACCTCGCGTCGATGCTCGCTGGCCCGGTCATCAAGGGCGACCAGGGTTCCGCCGAGGCGAAGCGGTGCGCGCAGATGATGCTGCTGTACCTTCAGCAGGCGCGCGCGTCCGACGCGAACCAGCGCGACGTCAAGGTCGAACATATCGTCCCCTGGACTTCAGGACGCTGACCGATGCCAAGCACCCGGACGTACTATCGCTCGTTCGCAGGCGGCGAGATCAGCCCGGAGATGTTCGGGCGCATCGACGACGCCAAGTACCAGACGGGGGCATCGACGATGCTCAACTTCATCGCGCTCCCGCAGGGCGCGGTGGAGAATCGTCCCGGCCTTGCGTTCGTGCGCGAGGTGAAGAACAGCGCGTCCGCGACCCGCCTGATCCCGTTCCAGTTCAGCCCGACCCAGACGCTGGTCGTGGAGATGGGAGCCGGGTACTTCCGGTTCCACACGCAGGGAGCGACTGTCGGGCCGGGAACGCCTGCCGCCTACAACGGCGCGACCGCGTATGACGTCGGCGACCTCGTCTCGAGCGGCGGCGTGAACTACTACTGCATCGCGGCTACCACGGGCAACGCGCCGCCGAACGCAACCTACTGGTATGCGATGCCGGCGGGGATTCTCGAGATCCCGAACCCATACGCTGCGGCCGACCTGTTCGACATCCACTACGTGCAGAGCGGCGACATCGTCACGCTCGTCCATCCGTCCTATGCCGCGCGCGAGCTGCGTAGGTACGGCGCGACGGATTGGACTCTGACGAGCATCAGCTTCTATTCGCCGATCAACTCGCCTTCGTCGATCACCGGAACACCGTACCGTGGCGGTGCGCTCAACATCACGGCGGTCGCCATCGGCAGTCCGGGCATCTTCACCACGGTGACCGATCATGGATTCTCGAACGGCGACGTCGTCTTCATCGGCGAGTTGACGTTCACCAACCCGAACACGATTAACAACAACTTCTACACCGTCTTCGACGCATCAGGAAGTACGTTCAAAATCAAGAGGTACGATACCGGGCAGCAGATCAACACGGCGACCCTCGTCGCATACGTCAGCGGCGGCTATGTGCAGCCGGGATCGACTGCGTACCCGAAGCAGACGTACCGCGTGACGTCGGTCACGGCAGACGGCCGCGAGAGTACGGACATCGATCTGCGATCCGTGTTCAACAATCTCGACGTTCCGGGTTCGTACAACCTGCTTTCGTGGTCGGCGGTATCCGGAGCAGCCTCGTACCGCATCTACAAGGAAACGCCCGGATTCATCGCTGCCCTGATCGGGACGACGACGGGTACATCGTTCGAGGACAACAACATCGCGCCGGATCTCGGCGTGACGTTCCCGAACAACGACATCTCTCTGGACACGCAGTACCCGAGAGCGGTCGCCTACTACGAGCAACGCCGCGTGTTCGCCGGCCCGAATGCGGCACCGCAGTCGATGTGGTTCACGGAGTCTGGAACCGAGAGTTCCATGATCTACCACACTCCTCTGCTCGACACCGACCGCATCAACATCAAGGTCGCCGCGCGCGAGAACAACACGATCCAGCACCTCGTCCCGCTCACGCAGTTGCTGGCGCTTACGAACGCCGCCGAGTGGCGCGTCTCGCCAATCAACAGCGACGCGCTCACTCCGACCACGATCTCGGTTCGTCCGCAGTCGTACATCGGATCGAACAACGTGCAGCCCGTGGTCGTGAACAACGCGGTCGTCTACTGCGCGGCTCGCGGCGGCCACGTGCGCGAACTCGGCTACTCCTGGCAGTCGAGCGGGTTCATCACGGGCGACCTGTCGATCCGAGCGGCGCACCTGTTCGATGACCTTGAGATCGTTGACATGTGCTACGCGAAGGCTCCGCAGCCGCTGCTGTGGTTCGTGTCAACGAGCGGCAAGCTGCTCGGGCTGACGTACATCCCGGAGCAGCAGATCGGTGCGTGGCACCAGCACCAGACTGACGGCGCGTTCGAGAGCTGCACGGTCGTATCCGAGGGCGACGAGGACTACCTGTACGTCGTGGTCAACCGCACCATCGGTGGTGCGACGAAGCGGTACGTCGAACGCATGGCGTCACGCAACTTCGACGCGCTCGAGGATGCGTTCTTCGTTGACAGCGGCCTGACCTACGACGGCACGAACACCACGGCAACGACCGTGACCGTCACGACCGCGAGCGATTGGACGCCGGCGGCGACCCTCACGATCACCGCCAGCGCGACCACGTTCGCGTGGCCAACCACGACCGATGTCGGGGACGTCATCGTCCTGACTGACACGGACGGCACCAAGTACAGGCTCACGATCACGGCGACATCGTCCACGACCGTTGCCACGGCGAGCGTCGACAAGACGCTCGGCACCGCGTTCCGTGGCGTCCCGACCGCGACCTGGGCGTGGGCGCGAGATACGGTCGGTGGCCTGTCGCATCTGGAAGGCAAGACGGTGTCGATCCTCGGCGATGGCGCGGTGATGACGCAGCGCGTGGTGTCGTCCGGATCGGTGACCCTTGACCGTCCGGCGACCGTCGTGCAGGTCGGTCTTCCGTATCAGTCCGACCTGAAGACGCTTCCGATGATTATCCAGATGGAGGCGTTCGGGCAGGGCAGGAACAAGAACCTCAACAAGGCGTACCTGCGCGTGTATCGCTCAAGCGGAATCTTCGCTGGGCCGTCCGACACGAAGCTCATTGAGTTCAAGCAGCGCACGACCGAGCCGTATGGCTCGCCGCCGGCATTGAAGACCGAGGAGATCGGCATCGACCTGAAGCCGTCGTGGAACCCGGACGGATACCTGTTCGTGCGGCAGTCTGACCCGCTGCCGCTGACCATCGTCGGGGTCACGCTCGAGGTCGTAATCGGAGGCTGACATGGCACTACAGGCAGGCGCACAAAGTCCTCTGTACGGCGAATCCTCGACGTTCCTCGTCGGCACGGCAGATGCCGGGGCCGCACCGAGCTGGGCGAGCGGCGTGGCGCAGGGTCTGGAGATGGCCGGCCCAATCGTCTCGATCTTCGGTGCCGTCACCGGGGCCATCGGGTCGTTCTATGCGGCGCAGAGTCAGCAGAACCAGCTCCGCATGCAGGCGCAGAACCAGGCGTTCGCTGCGGAGATGGGCCGCGTCAACCAGCGAGCGGCGAGGTACACGGCCGCCGAGATCGGTCGCGCGGGGCAGGAGCGGACGAGCGCGTTCCTCGCGCAGCGGTCGCAGGCTCGCGCCGGCGCACGGGCTGCGATGGCAAGTCGCGGCCTTCAGCTCGGCGTCGGCTCCGCGAAGGAAGTCATCGCGAGCATGGACATCACGACGGAGATCGACCGCCTGTCAATGAGCGCGGCGAACGTGCGCGCGCAGGAGGCGGCGAAGCTTCAGGCGTTCAACATCGGGACGCAGGCGATGATGAGCGACATCTCCGCGCAGAACCTGCGAGCGACCGCGAACACCATCTATCCCGGACTCGCACTCGGGACGAGTCTGCTCGGAAGTGCCGCCGACATCGGCAGCAACTGGGCGCGCAACAAGCGCATCGAGGAACTCCTGTCCGGCGTGTCAACGCAGAGGCTCTGATCCATGCCGACCGTACCTACGACATTCGTTCCGCAGGTCGCACCGCAGGGCGGAGGCGACATCGGCCAGTTCGCAGCTCCCGGCGTCGCGCCGATGGAGAACCTCGCCCCGAGGCAGCAGATCGAGCTGGGGCGCACGATGACGCAGGCCGGCAACGTGGCGTTCCGCGTCGGCTCAAGCCTTCAGGACGCGCTCGACGAGGCGGCGGCAAAGGAGGCCGACGTCGCCGTGCTGACGCAGTTCGGGGAACTCTCGAGCGCCTACCTGTCAACGCAGGGGAAGGAATCGGAGACGCAGTTCCAGGCCGCGTCCGAACGCCTGTCGCAGATCGGCGCGACGGCGATGGACGGACTCCAGACCGAGACGCAGAAGCGCATGTTCGCGCCCGTCCTCGCGCGCAACATGGCGTCGATCCAGACGCGCATGGTCGGACACCGCAACGAGCAGGTCAAGAAGTACAACGTCCAGGAGGGCATCGCCCGTGGCGAGATGTACGCAGACCAGGCGGTCGTGGCCTACGCCAACAAGGACGCCATCAACCCGATGACGGGCCAGCCGTTCGGTCGCGACGAGTACGACGTCAACATCGGCGTCGCCCTGAACAGCATCCGCTCCGCTGCCGCCGAGATGGGCATCCCCGCCGACTCCGCGCAGGTGAAGCAGATGGAGCAGCGCGTGTACGACAAGGTCGCGACGGGCGTGGTCGGCGACCTGATGCGGCAGAACAAGTACGCCGAGGCGCAGGCGTTCCTCGACGAGAT